GGCGGGGTCAACAGATCAAAGTATTCAGTCAACTCACGAAAAAGGCGCGGGAAATGGGATTCATGGTACCCACCATTCAATATGGACAACTCGGTGATCAAGGCTACGAAGGGGCAACGGTCCTTGAAGCACAAAAAGGTGCGTATTACAAGCCGATCACAGCTCTAGATTTTGAAGGTCTGTATCCTTCAATCATGATGGCACACAATCTCTGTTATTCGAGTCTTGTCATGGATCCTAAATACGAAAACGTACCGGGTGTGGAATACGAAACGTTCGAAATTCCTGTACCGAATAAAGTTGAGGGGCAACCACCGACAAAGCGACTCTGTAAGTTTGCACAAGGAGTTCCGACGCTTCTACCGAGTATTCTCGTCGAGTTGAAGCAATTCAGAAAACAAGCGAAGAAAGATATGGCTTCATCGACGGGTGCATTGAAAGCGATGTACAATGGTAAGCAATTGGCATACAAGATCAGTATGAACTCTGTATATGGATTCACGGGAGCTTCTAAAGGTATGCTCCCGTGTGTAAATATTGCATCCACCGTAACGACGAAGGGTCGTAGTATGATCGATGAAACAAAGGAGTATGTGGAAAAGAACTTTCCTGGTGCTAAAGTGAGGTATGGGGACACCGATAGTGTCATGGTTGAATTTGACGTAGGTGACCGCAAAGGCATAGAAGCTGTGGAATACAGTTGGAAGATAGGTGAAAAAGCTGCCGACGAATGTTCAGCACTTTTTAAAAAACCAAACAACTTGGAACTTGAAAAGGTATATTGGCCCTATTTCCTATACAGTAAGAAACGATACGCCGCAAAGTTATGGACGCAGGGTAAGGATGGTAAGATGAACATGGATTACATAGATGTAAAAGGTCTTCAACTTGTGAGACGCGACAATACCGCACATGTACGAGAAGTGTGCAAGGAACTTTTAGATGTAGTACTTGAAAGTAGTGACATCGAACCACCAAAGGCGCTCGCACTCCAAAGAGCCATAGAGTTGATTGAAGGAGATGTACCAAACGAAAAACTCACACTTTCACAGGGTCTTTCTGATTCTTATAAGGTGAAGGGGCAGAGTGTATCTATAAATAGCCCGAATATCAGGGATATTAATCAAGCTCACGTACAAGTTGTACGCAAAATGCGAGAGCGACAACCTGGATCCGAACCACAATCTGGTGATCGCGTACCTTACATTCTCGTGAAGACGGACGATCCTAAGGCAAAGGCTTTTGAGAAATCGGAAGATCCAAAGTATGTGAGTGAACACAGTGATGTACTACAGGTCGATTACGAATATTATTTTATGAACAAGTTCATCAACCCAGTCTGTGATCTTCTCGAGCCGCTATTTGATGATCCAAAAGAAGAGATATTTGGTGAACTTCTTACTAAGATCAAACCAAAAAGAAGACAAAAAAAGAAAATGGAGACTCCCATCGATGATCTCCCATTTAAAAATTAAAAGCTATGATGTATTAAGGGATGAAGATTTCTGAAAATCTCGTGCGTGTATTCGAAGATGAGGTAGAAAAGGTGTGTCACGAAAGAATGTTGATATATGCACAAAATATATGTAAAATTCATAACATACCACTCAAACTTTTGCTCAGAGATTTACCTAACCCGAGAGGGTATTGTCTCGGTATAAAAAAGGGTGGAGAGCCGTGCACTAGAAAGGCGAGTCACGAAGGATTTTGCCTTTCACACGCCGGATCATCGAAACTTCATGAACCCGTAAATATGAACACGGTAGTTAGACACAATCACACATTCCCTCCTATGTTTAAAGCAGGATGTCCCGCATGTGAAAATTCGAATACTAACCAATTTAGAGATTTGAGATGTATTATGTAATATGAGGAAATCGGATATCCTATTAAATTCAATAGACGCATTTTATGGTGCATCTGAAAATGGTGAGATGCTCACACAGATACTTTCAAAATCTGGTGGCATTTCACTTAGAAATTTGGAATGGTTTATCACGAACTATTCTAAAAAGACAAATTTGATGTATAAGACAAACGACGGTAAGATTTTCAGTGTTCACTGTGCTTACAAATCGACATTAGATGGATATAGCAAGAAACTATTTGACCCATTTTGCAGGTCGGATAAGATATCATACAAGATTCCCGGAACACACGATGAAATTCATACGACTGTTGCACAGCTCAATTTCATCAAGTGGTGTATAAAAAATGGAATCATAAAATATATAAAAGAGCACAAATGTGATTTATTTGGGAAATGATGCGATCATAATCGCACCCTCTTCGGGTACTGCTACGAATTCCCCGGTGCCATATTCTTCTACGATAGGTGAATATGATATTGGTTCTTCGCGCGTGGTTAAATATCCATTTTCAAATGTAAATGTTTGATAAGATGTATAATATATATGACATGTAAATGTTTCCGTTGTTCCGTGATAAGGATTTAATTTAAAATCTATGGTGGTTCGATTGTTTTTTATGTTTGTAAAATCGAGACTCCCAGATGGATCGACGTTTCTTGGATGCATAGAGAAGCTATATGTGTATATATTCCTTGGGGTGCTGTGAAATTTGTGATTTAAAGTAGTCAAGTATCTGTAATAATGAGAATCTGCGGTATTTATGAGTGGTAAATCTTCACCATTTATCACCAATTTAGCCGATATAGCCACGTCATCTGAAATCGAATCGATCGCTCGTCTATATGAATAAAATGGGGTGAAATTAAATCGGTTATGATAGTAATCATATAATTGATCACTTGAATAGATGTTACTCGCTATATTTTCATCTTCAAAAATCTTATTTCTAAAGAAAAAGTGAAGCGTCTTGACTCTATTTTGTGGCGTGAGTTCAATTTTTAGCTTATCATTTCCGGGTTCCGTGTCTACTTTTGGATGTGTCTTGAATACATCGGTAAACATTTCATATTTACTGGAAGTATAAAATAATCTTTCTTCCGGTGTGACTGTGATCTCTTCTGTCACTACGTCGAAACTATCTAACGATAGAGTGACTGGGTCATCTGTAAAAAATGTTTGTGGTCTAAATTCTATATCGAATTCCAATTTTTGTTTATTTATAGCACACAAAGGAAAATACGGTCTATTATGCACGTTTGTTTCGTAGTCAGACGACTCGTAACTTCTAGAAAAGAAGAATGGTATTGGTACGTATACGAAGGTATCACTCGTTTTTATTAGATTGAATGTTGGTGATAAGACGGTTTCTCTATTTATGAAACGTCCATCTGTGTAAGTTCTACTCACGTGTTCAGAATGATCTAAATACATTTCATCATAAATAAACCCTATATCATCTTTATATATTTCTAGAATAGTTTCATCCACACGCATAATTATGCTTTTAAATAGGTGTTTACCAACTTTATCCGCATAATTATAATTCCCATTGGATAAACCGGGTAGTTTTACTCGTATGTACATATTTGACAATAGATCTCCCATGTTTCTGGGATTAAATGTAACTTTCACAGTTTGACCAAATGGCCACCCGCTTGATGCAGAACTAGGTTTATTAACATTAAAACTTCTATGGAATTTTCTAAAATCCGAGTGTCTTTTCTGTTTGTAATTAAAGAGTGAGTCTGCACCCAACAGATACGTATCTTGTTCGCCTATAGCAGATAGGCAGAGTGCTGCACCGGTATTTGGTCCGGACCTATCGCACATACTACTTATTGTTTATATATTTTTAAATCGGATTTCCACATGGTGAGATGACTCGTTGCATTCAGTGTTTCGAGTTCCTTCTTGATTGTGTTTGTATCATCATTAAGACTCTGAACCGCTTCTTTTGTGTACTGGTATGTCTTAATATTCAACAAATAATCATACGATCCATCAATTTTATCATAAGATTTTGAAATTTCACTTTCAAGTTCACTCTTTTTTCTCTTGAATACGACGATGCGCTCGTTGACGACCGCGTCTACAAAACGGGACATATTTTCAAGTTTCTTCGTTTTTTCTTTGAGAACGTGAAGAAGGTGTTCTTTGCGTTTTTTATACGTTTGAATTCTGATTTCAACGAAATCACTCAGAATCTCTTCTGGACTTTCATATTTTCTGATACCCTTTGTGGGGTGAAATAAGTGCATATTACTCACATGGAACGACTTCTGGAGCTTGAAATCTTTTATGATATTTTTACCCGTGTATCCATGTATAGCGAAATCCACATCTTCTGTTGTACTGTTATTGATGAACCCTGAAATGACCTTCTTTTCCATGAGTGTGTCGAGATACTCTTTGTAGTCTTGCGTCCATCGACCGGGTGGGAGTTCTGTAATTTTGATACCTGTACCATGATTATTAGTTGTCCAAACACCTTCTGTGATCCAAAGACCTTCCTCATTCTTGAAAATGCGTCCTTTGAACTTATCAAACCATGGTTTCATTTCCACGAGTGACTGACCAGAAATAGAACGCTCTATATTCTCACATATATCTTTTGGATTGAACGGCGGAACATAGCAACTGAAACCGGTTCCAATACCTTCGGTTCCATTAATGAGAACGGTTGGTAAGACCGGAACATAATACTCTGGTTCAATGGGTCTACCATCGTCGTCGAGATATTTGAGGACAGCGTCATCTCGGGCATCGAAGAGTTTTCTCGCGTCTTTGGTGAGCTTCGTGAAAATGTACCTCGTTTGACTCGCATCCTTACCACCCATGAGTCTGGTACCGAACTGACCACACGGTTCGAGGAGATTGATATTGTTTGAACCTGTAAAATTATGTGCTAATTTTACGATCGTGTCTGCGAGAGACACTTCTCCGTGATGGTACGCCGATGTTTCTGCAACATATGCAGCCAACTGCGCAACCTTCATTTCATTCGTCAAATTCTTCTTGAAGCATGAATACATGACTTTTCTTTGTGAAGGTTTGAGTCCATCACACATGTGTGCGATCGACCGTTTCAAATCTGCGAGGCTGAAATTTACGAGATCTTTATGAATGAATTCAGTGATATCGATTCTCTCTACATTTCCATATGCAATCTCGAGCTCCGAGCTTTCTTTTTCGGTACTTTCGAGTAGCCACGTTTTTCGAGAATCAGCCTTCGTTTTGTCGAAAGCGAGCACGACAGATTCATCTGTTTTCTCGTCGGTGTCAAATTTAACTGTGAGTTTTTCGATGTTTTTGAAATATTCTCTTGCCTCGGCAGACGTAGACGTGCCGAGTCCCTTGTAGTATTTAATCTTCCACCCAGGTTTTCCATTTCCATACCACATTCTGAACATGGAATCTGTGTAGAACGACATAGTTTGCGATCCCTTCGACGCCTTGATGATGGGTGTCACCATACTCACTACAAAATTTAGGTCAAGTAAACTTGGCCAAAAATAATGAATCATATTGAGTACGAGACCTTTGATATGACTTCCATCTGTATCTGCATCAGTCATGATCATGAGACGGCCATAACGAAGTTCATCGAGAGAGGTGTACACTTTACCTTGTTGAAGTCCAAGTATCTTCTTTAGTTCGCTGAACTCTTTGTTCTCCGTGAGCTGTTTGACCGACGCATCTCTCACGTTTTTACATTTCCCGCGAAGTGGAAATACCCCGTAATAGTCTCTACCAACCACGGATAGGCCCGCGACTGCGAGTGACTTTGCAGAATCACCCTCTGTGATGATGAGTGTACACTTCCCAGATTGGGTTGTACCAGCTTTATTTGCATCGTCCAATTTTGGTATACCCGTGATTTTAGATTTACGAACACCATCCGATTTTTGAAGTTCTTTCATTTCCTTGAATTTCGAGAGCGCCATGAGTTCATTTTGGATGTTCGTTTTGAGAATGTCCTTGATGAGTTTCTTTGTGGGCTCAAATTTGCTACCAAATTCTTGTGGTTTGAGTGTACACTCGGACTTGACCTGACTACTGAACGTTGGATTGACGAGCGTCGCTTTTACGAAGACCATGAATGCATTCTTTACTTGTTGGGGTTTGAGTTTAATCTTTTTCGCCATTTCGTCGATGATATTTGACGCGAGTATACCCGCCACGTGATCCACGTGACTCCCACCCTTGGTCGTGCATATACCATTCACAAAAGACACTTGTTCAAATCCATCTTCCGATGGAACTACACACACAGACCATCGATCCGACGTAAACATACAAATTTCATCCGAATTCGTGTGCATCTTCGCGTATTCGTTAAATGCTGTCTTTGGAAGAGCTTCACCTTGAAATTTCACTTTACACCCCGGTGCGGTACAGATGTTCGCATCATACACGCGTTTCTCAAAAATTTTGAAGATGTAATCATCCATCGCCTTCATACCGAACCTCGACCAATCCGGTGTAAATGTGACGCACACACTCGAGGTCGCCCCCGAGTAGCTACGCATCTTCGGCTTTCCACATGTCTTCATGTTATCTGTCCATTCTTGAGTGTACGTCGTCTTGTTTTCTGAATCCTTGATTTTGATGGAGAATTTGCTCGAATACACATTCGTGAGCTTTGCGCCGTACCCATTTCTACCACCTACAACCCGCTGCTGTGAATCGTCGTAGTTGGTACTCGTGAGAAGATGCCCGAACGTGAGCTCTGGATTCCAAATCTGCTC